CGATCAGTTTTGCTGCCAGGGCCATGGGATTGATGGCCATCAGCAGCCCGCTCATCATCAGTTTGCCAATGGACTTGAGCCAGTCGGGAAGGCCGGCGAGGGTTTCCTTCACCCACGAAACACCGCCCCAGAAGGCCGCCTTGATCTTGTCCCAATGGGTGTAGATCAGATAGGCGGCCGCGCCGACGGCGACGACGATCGCGGTGATGAGCAGGACAATGGGGTTGGCCATCATCATCAACCCGGCGCGGAGGAAGCCCTTTCCGAGAAAGAGGACAGCGGTACGCAGCACGCCGAATGCCGGGGCAGCCTTGCGCGTCCAGGCGATGACGTTGGCGGCGGGCCCCATGATCGAGCCTAGCGCGAACTGGGCCGCGCCGAGACCGACCTTGAAGGTGATCAGTGCAGCGGCGCCCTTGGTCAGGGTCGCGGCCAGCTCCGGGTTCGCCTGGGCCCAGTCCGCGACACGGCTTGCACCATCGGCGACCATGCCCAGGACTTCCGTTCCGACAGGCAGCAGCGTTGTTCCCAGCACAATGGCAACCCGCGATGCCGTGCCCAGGAAGGCTCGCCAGTTTACCGTCGCGTCGCGCGTGACGCGTTGGTCGAAAGCTTTGTCCACGGTCCCTGAGGATCTGGCGATACTGGCGCGCATTTTGCGATAATCGTCGAGGTCCTGGATGAGCGAGCGAACGGCGGACTGCGCCTGCATGTCCTCGAACGCATAGCCCAGCTTTGCCATATCGCCGCCGGTGGCCTTCTGGGTGAGTTCGGCGATAGCTTCGAGCGGCGTCTTGCCTTCGGCGTAGGCCCTTTGCAGCGCTGCCGGCAGATCGATGCCAAAGTTCTTTTCAAAGGCGCGGACCGTTGCCGGAGCATTGATCTTGGTAAGCAGGTTCTGGATGTTGTTGGCCGCTTTGTCTGCATCGCCCGCGCCGCGCCGCGCGATCTGCAGGGCTGCGGACAAGTCGGCAACCGCTGGCACGCCTTTCTGGCCGAGTGCCTGCATCTGCGCGGTAAGGCCGGGGAAGTGCCGGGCCATGTCCTTCACCTCGAAAGCGCCCGCATTGCCGGCGGCCGCCATGACGTCCAGCGCGCGGGCGGTTTGATTTACCGGAACCTTGAGATTGTTGAGGTTCGCATAAGCCGCTGCCGCACCGTCCGACAGATCCACCTTGAACGCCGTGCCGAGCCGGCCGATCGGTGCGATCATCATAGCCGCCTTGCGGGGATCGAGGCCGAACCCGGAAAGCACGTCCACCCCGGCGCGCATATCCTCCGGCAATTGCCTGGCAGCCTGCGCCGCACGAATGATGTTGCCGGCCATACGATCGGTGGCGGCGTTCGAAAGTTCCGCTTTCTGCTGGATGTCGACCATGCCGCTGGAGAAGTCGGCGGCGGCCTTGGTTGCATAGATCAGCGGGGCAGCCATGGCAGCACCGCCGACGATGTTCTGTTGCCCCTTGCTCTTGAGATCGGATGCCCGGTTGAGCATCGCCTGCTTGTCCGCGTCGATCGCCATGAGGCGCTGCTGGCGGGCGATGCGGGACTGGACCTGTTCCAGCTCCTGCATCTTGCGCTTCTGGCTGTCCCACAGGGCGTTCACGTTGCCGCTGGTCCTGGCCATGAGCCTGTCGTAGTCGCGGATTTCGCCCTGCAGCCGCCGCGCCTCTCGGGCGAGCGAACGCAGCGATTGCGAGCCCTTCTTGCCGAGGCCGACGATGTTCTTGAGCGCGCCGGACATCTTGTCGACGCCGACGAAGTTCACCATCAGCGAGAGCTTGTTGCTCACGGCCTAGCCTCCCAGCGCTTTCGCCAGTTCGACCGCCCGCACGCGCGTATCCGCCTTCCAGAAGGCAATGGCGCGGCCGTGCCAGTCGAGAAGCTCATCGAGCGGCATCGCCTGCAGTGCCGGCAGGGGCCAGTGAAGGATGGCCGCGACTTCGGCCATCAGGTCCTCGGCCGATGTTCCGCCATCATCATCTCGATCGCCTGGCGCTCGGCCTGTGTCATAAAAAAACCGCGCATAATCCCTCCGATCTCAGCAAGATCCTCGGGTTCCAAGTTGTCGGCCTCCTCGGCCGTGAGCGGCGGTTCGGACACGCGCGGAATGATTTTGAGCAGGGCGGAAATGTCGGTGCCGATAATGTCCTGCAAGGAGATGCCACCACGCAGTTCGCCGGACTTGGGTTTGCGAATGCTCAGCGTCTCGATCCGGCTCTCGCCGCGCACGATCGGCTCGGAAAGCGTGACGGTTTCGAAACGGTTCTTCGGTTCGGCGGGAGGCGCATCGGACATGGTCGGGGCTTTCTGTCAGGATGGGGCGCGGAGCGGGCCGGGAGGGAAGGGGAGAGGTAACGAGCCCTCCTTCCCGGCCCTGGCGCCGGACAGCGCCCCGAATTGACCGCCCGGCGATTTGCGAAAGGGCGATCAGCCCATGAGGATGGACATGATCTCGGCGTAGCGGTCGAAACCATCGACGTTGAAGACGCCGCGCAGCATGTCGATCTCCACTTCCGTGCGGCCGTCGACGACGCGGCGGTAGTAGGCGAGCGGAGCGGTGTACCCGTGCTCGGTTGCCTCGCCAGCCTTGTCATCGCCGAAATCGATCTCGGTGAAGCGGCCGCCGACGTAGATTTCCACCGACTGGGCAGGCGAGCCGTCATCCGCGCGGTAGGCGCAGACCAGGCGCAGGCGAGTGCCCTGGACATCCGTGGTGCCGAACTTGCGGATCAGCGCGACTTCATGCCCGCCGAAGGTGAGCTCGGCCTGCATGCCGTCCAGCCCCTTGTCGAGCTTGACCGGGCCGATCATGCCGCCGCCGCGCCAGTCCTCGGTCTGGATGGCAAGCTTGGGCTGCTTGAACTTCGAGATGATGCCCAGGTAGTTGCCGCCATCGACGAAGGCGGTGAGATTGATGAGCGTGCGGGGGAGACCCATGGCCTAGTCCTTTCCTCAGGCGAGCTGGTCGGCGAAGCCGTCGTAGTATTCGGCCGTGTTGATGAGCTCGACGATCGGGTTCTCGAGCGGCGCGGCCGGAGTGTACTTGAGGCTGATGACGGGGCGCCCGGCGGCAAGCTGCTCGGACGTGTTCCTGGCAGCGTCGAACCACGCCTCCGCGCCGATGATGCGGCCGCGCGTGGCAAGGGCGCGCATCTGGGCGTTGGCGTTCTCGAGCAGATCCTTGATCAGGCCGACCGTCATGGGCTGGTCCATGAAGGGCGCCACGACATCAACGATGATGTCCTGCAGGGCATGGCTGGTCCGGACCGCCGATTCGAAGCTGAATTCCGGCTTGTCGTCGCCCGCGCAGGTGCGGTTGCCCCAGAGGCGGAACCCGTTGTTGCGGATGATCGTGGTGATCTGGGCATCGTTGAGCACGCCGGCATCGGTGCTACCGTCGAGCAGATCCCAGTGAACGTCCTTGCTGATTGCGGTGACGCCGCCGAGCGTGACATTGCTGATCGTCTTGTGCCAGCCCTGCTGTTCGTCGATCAGCGCGCGCAGGCCCAGGGCGCGGGCGATGATGTCGCCGGCGAACGTGGGCGAACTGTCCGGCCAGATCAGCATCAGTTCGCGGTCGCCGAAGTTGTCGCGGTAGAGCACCGCCTCGGCCACGTCCGCCGCAACCGCGCTGGCATAGGCCATGGCGCGCAGCTTCTTCGCCGCCACGACCAGTTCGGTGGTCACCGCCTGGGTATCGAGCCCGGGCACGCCGAGGATGCGCGGGCGGACGCCGAGTAGCGTCTTGGCCGCAAGCAGCGCCTGGATTCCGGTGTAGGTGTTGCCATCGGTGCCGCCGATCACATTGGCGTCGGTCTCGGCCTGGTCGGCACCCTCCGCCACGCGCACGACGACGGCGATGGGGCTGGTCTGGTCGCCGATCGCTTCGAGAGCAGGGGCAAGGGTTCCGGTGGCACCGGCGTTGCCGGCCGCGACGTCGACATCGGTGACCAGGGCCGGCTTGTTGAGCGGGAAGGCTTCCGCATCCGCATCGTCGGCGGTGCAGACCATGCCGATGGTGGCAAGGCTCGCCTCTGCGACCTGGCGGGCGCCCGTGGTGCTTTCAGTGATGGTCAGGCCGTGCATGGCGGATCCTTCAGTTGGCGCTGCTGCCGCCGAGCGTGGCAGGCAGGGGAATGGACAGGGTGACGGTGGCGCTAGCGGCGGGCAGGTCGGTGCGGGTGCCTTCCAGCCTCATTCGGAGCTGGCCTTTGGCGGGATCGCCGGAGAGAATGTAGCGGGTCGCCTTGATGCGCGGCTCCCAGCGGCGGACGGCAACGGCACTGGCCGCGCGCAGCAGCATCGCGGTCGCCGAGTTGGTGGGCTGGTCGATCAGTTCCGACAGCAGCGAACCATAGTCGCGCCGCATCGTTCGGCTACCCAGCGGGGTGCCGAGAATATCGCCGAGCGACTGCACGAGGTGTTCCGTGCCTTCGAGCGCGCGTCCGGTGCTGGCGTTGGTCCCGATCATGGCGGCCATTGGTGGCGCCATGGGCGCCGCATTGGCCATAGGGCGGCAGGGTAACGCCGGGCGTTACCGCTGGGCTGGCAACAACGGGGATGCGCCGTCGATTACAGTTTGTTCAGTTCCGCCATCGACAGCGGTGCGTCAAGCTGCCGGTCCAACAGGAAAGGACCGATGATGGACGAAGAAGCCCTGTTTGCCCTGGGATCCGTGCTTGCCGCAATGGGCGGCATGCTGGAGCGCAAGGGAATCTGCACTACCATGGAGCTGGCCGAGACGCTTGGGGGGCTTGCTGTGACCACCATGGAAGCAGGTGAGCAGTACAAGGGCCGGGCCGAGTACATCGGGTCCTGGGCCATGATGGTAAAGATGGCAGCAGAAGGAGCGGCCCGGGCAGCGACCCGGAAATGACCGGTTTCCATGGTCGGCGGCGCACAGCCGGCTCAGCGCCAGGGGCGGGCCAGACCCCGTGAGATGAGGTATTCGCCGGCATCGATGCCGTTGACGGTCACTGTCGCCAAAGTGCGGCCATAGCGATCCTTCGCCGTGCGGTGGATGGCGGCCGGACCGGACGACAGGAACGCGGCGAGGGCATCGCGGCTTTGCGTCGCAAGTTCATAGTCACACCAACCGTTGCGACGTCGATCGGTGCATTTGGGGCTGCCCCGCATTTCCGGTGCATCGATGTTGGCGATGCGGATGCGTTCGCCGGCACAAGTGCGGAAGGTGTCGCCGTCATGGACGGGGCCGACGCAAAGGACTGCGGAAGCGAGAAGCGCGAGCATAGACATGGCGGGACCGTAGCGCCGCTCAGGTGGGTGCGCCAGTCTGCGAAGAGCCCGACTGGACGCCGCCATGGGTGTGCGTTTTCAGGCTGATGCCGTCTGCAGTGACATCTTCGGTAGCATCCATGCCACCTTGCAGATCCACATGGCCGATGATTGTCACGTCGGCGTTGATGGTTAGCCCGCCCGGCGCGGTGATCTCGCCGGTTCCGCCTTCGGGAAGGATGGCGGTGAGGGCATGGGTCTCGGGATCGTAGCTGATACGGGCGCCGTCGTCGAATTCGATCAGCTCGGCCAGTGTGTTTCCCGGCGGCGGGAAGGCGTCGGAGCTGATGCCGAGGAGGGCGATGGCGCCTGCCAGCTGACCGTCCGGTGCCAGTACGATGGCCTGTTCGCCGAGGCTGGGCGGAGACCAGGTGCGGGTCTTGCCGGCGCGCATGGTGAGCCAGCGGATCGGCGGGGTTTCCGCGCCGCCGTCTTCATCGTCCGGATCTCCATAGCGAACGGTGCACAGACCCGCCTCAAGATCGACCGCAGTCACTGTGCCGAGGCGGATGAGCTCGGAAAGGTCGGCCGGTATATCCTCCTGCATTTTCACTTTGCGTAACCCCCTATAGCGAATGTATAAAAGTGTTTTCCCACACCAGCTTCGCTCGGAAGCGATTCGGAGGACTGATGGCCAAGTTCATCGGCAAGTTGTTCTGTATCTTGAATAGACATCACCCCTCCCGGCGCACGAACTGGGATGGCCGTCACTACACCGGGACTTGCGAACACTGCGGAAGCGCGATCCGCCGTAAAGCGAGAGGCAAGTGGCGGCGCGAATGGTTGTCCACGCTCGCGCTCGGATCGATCATCGGTTTGCATGCGCATTCCAGCCATCACCTTATGGTGAACAGTTGGCTTTCCGACGCAGTGGCACCGCTGATCTCGTCACAGACGGAGGTCGAACCCGACAGCCGGGCTTGATTGCGAGCCTCACGACGGGTCAGTGGTCACGAGCTGGCCACGCGTCTACGGTATTGCGATGCCGCGAGGCGCAGTCGCCGTATTGGCCGATCAGCTTATTCTCCCACTCCGCCCGCTCAGGGTCGAGCGGTGGAATCGGGCGCGCGATCGGCGGGCAGTTCTGTTTGAGGTTCGCCTGAAGCTCGGGCGTTGGCGGATGCGATTCCGGCGTTGAGCACGCGCTGGGTAGCATCAGGCAGAGCGCAGCTGGCAGTGACAGGGCGA